ACTCATGCAAGTATTTCCTCAAACTGTAATACGATATTTATAAGTTTCCCCTCTGAATACTGCTCTTTGTACCCGCCCTCTTTGGGGAATACGCAACGCCTGAGATATGTATAAGCTGCTTCAACTGCTTTTGTGTTTGCAGGTATTGAGCCTGCATTAAAAGTTATAATCCCTGAATCGGTTGTATCTATCGTGTAATCATCCCCAACGCCCTCTGTCTGTTCCACAGAGTCTACCCAAACAGTATAAGATGAATCTTTAATATTGTACCTGTTGATGTCTCTGGAAGTAGAACCCACTGTTTTTGTCTCTATGATCTGGAACTCATCTTCTGCACCGTCCCCTGTTCCTATGTTTTGCCGTGCTATTTCAGAATGTCCGTAATCCTCCCAAAGCCAAGATGTAACTCCTCCTTTATGCACGATATAAAAGTCATATACATTATCTCTTTGAGCTTCGGTATAGTTGAAAAGCCGTACAGTAAAACTGTGAGGGTCATAAGCGTTTACCTGCTGACTCCATAATTTCCTGTTTACTGTTATATTTTGGAGTGCTACGTCTATCGGGTTCCTTAGATAAGGTCTGTGCGGTACACCTCCGACTAAGCTGTCATTTAGTATTTCATCACTCATATTTATCCTTTATGGCTTCACTGGTACTTGTTCCGGGGTTGTACCAAACATACCCTGTATTCCGCTTGATAATGCGTTTGCTATCGGCTGAGATACTGTTTGCCTGAATACAAGCCTCAATATATCCTGTTCAAGTCCTTGGAGTACTTCTCTTAATCCCTTACCGCTGAAAACAGCCTCTTCCATTGCATTCCTGAATTGGTTCCCGAACTGCTGTGAAGCATCTCCTATCCTCTGCATTGACTTTTCTATAATGCTTAGTTCCTTCGGCATAGATTGTAAGATAGATTCATTTACAGCCTCTTCATTATACATTCTATAATCAGAAGCCCTGTCTTCTACTCCCATATAATATTCAGGAACAGCTGTTTCATTTCCTGAAAGTAAAATTTGATTTTCCTTGTATATGTTTTCCTGTTGGTTTTTCCTTGCTTCGATATTTCTTTGCATTGCTCTTCGTTTTTTCAGCCCCGCAGCAAGTTCAGGATCTCCAATAGCGTAATATAAAAAGTCAAATGTACTTTGAAGGTTTCCGGTAAGCCCACCAGATTTTGCAATAGGATTGTTTGCGATAGTATCATTTAATTTCTGCAAAAGTTCAATAAAAGATTCAAGCCCTGCCTGATTTTTTCCAGTGAACAGATACCCGAGGTTTTTACCCAAATCAGAAAGTTCCTCTTTCAGTGCTTTCATTGCCCCGCCAAGAGTATTTCTTGCTGCCTTTGCACTTCCTCCGTACTGCGTTTCAAGCTCTGCAAGAATTATCTTCTGAGCTTCCATTTGCTGACCAGATTCCCAAAGCGTTTTAATTACTTCTTTCTGATCTGCTGAAAACTGAATACCTGCCCGGCTCAATGCGCCTAAGTTTGCAACAGGGTCATTCAATGCTTTTGCAAGCTGTATTGATGTGCTTTTAAGGTCTGTACCCATACGTGTAGAAACATCGGCAGATATACGCAGAAACTCAGGGAATACGTCTCCTGTGATATTGGTAAACGAAAGACCGATTGCTGCAACTTCCTCTACCATTTCATTTGCAATACCAGTGCTTCGTTGCATCTCAATGGAAACTTCCCTGATTCCATCAACTGTCTGCCCTGATATTCCGTTTGTTGACTCAAGACCTGCGTTTAGTTGTGCAATTACCCTCTCTTGCTCTGCCATTGCCATTGTTGAAGCCTTGAGAACCCTGTACCCGGCATATATTGAAAACACCCGTGCAAGAGTAGATTTCAATGCAGATAATGACCTATTAGTACTAACTGCACCTTGCTTCATGCTGTCTGTTGCCTGATTGAATTTATTTGCGCCTCTTACGGCTTCAAGTGCGTCAATCCTTGCTCTTAATACCGATATTTCTTCAGCCATGTTGTTTTTCCTCGTTGTGATAAACGAAATAGTGAATATCCATACATTTAATCAGGCGTTTCACTTCTTTAATTCTCCATTTTGAAAGACCTTCGGAAGTAAGAAACTCGATAATGTCTGTCCAACTGAGCATACACATCCCGAAACCCGCTTGCCTTCCTGTGTTAATCTCAAAAAAGAACTCCCAAATATCTGTTAAATCGCTGTAAACTGTCGGTTTCTCATCCAGTGCCTTAACTGCTCTTTTCTTCGCTGCCTTTTTAAGAACAGAAAGTTTAGACTTCCCTTCTTTTGGCTCTTCATAGCGAAGGAACCAATCAAGGCACTCTATGAGTTTTTTGCCGACTCCTCAAGGTATTCTTTCTGATAATAACTCTTTTCACTTGATTCGTAAAGTACCCAATCAAGAAACTCTTCGTGTTCGAGAAGGTTATACGCTTCATCATACGAATATTTTATATCCTTCCCGTCTCTTACAAGATTTTTCCAACCAAGCAATATGCACCGGGCTACAGCCTTTCTTATGATTTCACGCTGTTTGTCTCTTGGATATTCACCTTTTCTTATTTCGTTCAGGTGAGGTCTCCTCAGTTTTTCAAGGCAGTCGATATACTCATCGTTTGTGCTCCTTGCAAGCAGAAACCATATTTCAGTACCGTCTACTTGAACCCAAGAGCCTTCACGCTCTGCCTTTTTATCTGTTACAAACATCTGATCAAAAGTCTTTGTCATGGTTTACCTTTCTGTTAAGCCGGGAATCTTGCCATACGTGCAACTACTTCCTCTGAACTGTCTTCGTGACCGTTATAATCTGCAGTCATAAACATATCTGTATTCTTGCCACCGCCTGATTGACGTATTGCATCATACTCAATAGCGACAACTTCAACACCGTACCCGTTGTTTGAACTGTCTTCAAAAAAGAACATCAGCGAGGATTCTGTTGCGTTTGCAATCTTGTTATAAATCGTTCTGTTTGCAAGCAGGTATTCAATCGAACCTGTTACCGTAAAATCACCGCAATTCATTTCAGTAGGAATAACTGAGCCGATTGCAAATGTATTCGGTCTGATACCCGCATTGAAAGTGATGCTGAAATTGTTTGACAGAGTAACAGAAGTATTGTTTTCTGTTATAACATCCATACGGTCAAAGGTCATTATCTCGTTTGTGCTTGCAGCAGTAGGAGAACCGTCACCGTGTGTTGATGTATCATTATCCTGCGAAGAACCGATGAAGTTGATTTCTGCGATAATCTGCTCTTCATTATTCACCGTAAGAGTAATTGATGTAATAGCGCACCCGGTAGTTTCAAGAAAGTTGCTCCCGAGGTCTGAAAGTTCCTCTTCAAAAGCAAATGTTGGAACGGTTACTCCATTTACGATCTGTGCGCCCATTTCAACGGTTACGCTGTCCCCGGCTATTTCGTCAGATATAGTACCTCCGAGCAGTACCATTTTCGCTGCTGCAACAGAACTGATCTTAAAAACGCTGTTATTTGCGTCCAGAGTAAACCCACGTGTACGGAGAAGCTGATTTGCAACATAAGCATCAACAACGAAACCGCTACCACTGTCATTGATTGAATTATCAACGTTTGCCATTGAATAAACTGTATCAGTAATATCAACAGCCGTACTCCAAGCGGAATCACGGAACACCGCTGCAAAGAATGAGTCAAGTTCACCGTACTTGACATAACATCGTATTCTCCCGTTATATGTCTCCTGTACTTTTGCAGGTCTTTTACGTGCTTTGTTTGAGTTCAGCTCCATATTCTCTACCTTCTGAATCTCAGGAGTGACCTCGTACTCAATCACGTTCAGAAGCGTTTGTTTTGCTGCGTTTGCCCCTGCGTTAAAACTTCCTTCGGTAATGTATTTGATTACCTTAAAATCTGTTTCTGCGCCCATTATAAAACCCCTTAATAATCGTATTCAAAATTAACGTGAACATCTATTCTATGAAAATCGCTGTCAGTACCCATTTCGACCATTTGAGGCAATCTATAACGGACACCTGACGCTGTTACTGGTTTGTTTGTTGTTGAATTGTAAAAAGCTCCGTATATCGTATCGGCAAGATCATTTAAAACCTTTGTGCCGTCTCCAAGCCGTGCGTATAGCTCAAACCAAGCATCTCCAACATATTGATGAGTATTTGAAGCTCCTACGTCAAGCAGTGTATCTGCAATTGAATGATGCGAAACCCTTACCCATAAATCATCAGGCTTTACAAACGTTATATCGTTTTCCAACTGCACCGGGAGAGCGGTCTGTATTGTTACCGTATCGCCTGCTGCTTGGTCCTCTAACGCTGTTTCTGCAACTGGTAAGGCATTCGCACTTACACTTTCCTTCTTGACCGTAAAAAGCCCGTTATTTGCGCTTGTAGTGAATCCTGACACTATAATACGCTGTGATTTACTGAATACGCTTAAATCTTCTGTTGCGTCTTCATATTGGTTATCAGTGCCGTCTACCGCTACGGTTATCTTTCCGTTTATCTCAGGCGTAGTCTTGTACGAATAAGAAGATACGACCTGCGAGAAGAACCTTGCGTTTACTGCTGATTTTGCTGTCTGCCATGCACTCATTAGAATTGCTCCGCAATCTGCCTTACAGAAAGATATACCATACCTCTTGGGGCTTGACCTGAGTGTCCGTTTTCAAGGTCTACGATATACTCAACGTTGTTTGATATGAATATACTCTGTATCTGGTTAATGCTCATGTTTCTCAGAACTCCGAGAACGCTTGAACCTTTGGATATTGTTGAACCTCCTGACTTGTCTGTTGAATCAGAAGCACTCTCTATACTGTCGGTATTGATTGTAACCTGCCAATTCGCTCTTGCTCTCCCAGTATCAACAGGAGTACGCATTACAATAGCCCTGAGCAGTTGAAGACCTATTTTCCTCAATATACGTATAAACTGCGTTTCTGTCAAGGTTTTTGAAAACCTTGTAAGATCAGCGTTAAATTCCTGTATATTCGTGAATGTCATTTCTTCAATCCTAACTCATACGCTACCACATTACCGCCCTGTGCGTATATTTTGCCTATTTCGTTTATTGTGTATTCATCGCTGTCAAAAGTCAGTCTCAATCCCTGTTTGA